CAAAATCTTCTCCTCGATGAATAGTATTATTAAAGATAAAATTCGACAGTCTAAAGAGGAAGTTAAAGTTCTTAACCTTAAAAAAGAATCACTAAACGATAAAGTTTCCATGCAGGGTAATTTTATTGAAGAGATTGAAAATCAAAGTCAAGATAGTATTAATGAAAAAGAAAACAATATCAAAAAAATTCTAGTTGAAGAAAATAATTTGATGAATGATAATATCAAATTGTGTGAAGAACTTGATGATCTTCAAAAAGCAATTGATGTATATGAAGGTGTGGGTGATAAAATTCGTAAGCTGGGAAATCTCAAAGGTAAGATTTCAAATAAAGTAGCAACGATTACTAAGGAGCACAAATTTTTCACAGAGAATACGGTTTGTCCTACCTGCACACAATCTATCGAAGAGGACTTTAGAATAAATAAGATTGACGACGCCCAAAGTAAAGCAAAAGAGTTGCAATCTGGTTATAAAGAACTAGAGCAGGCAATTAAAGAAGAAGAAAAAAGAGAGCGTCAATTTACTCAACTCAGTAAGGAGATTACTTCCCTAACACATGGCATTTCTAAAAACAATACTAAAATCTCTGGATGTCAAAGACAAACAAGAGGTTTGGAATCGGAAATTCAAAAAATTACCGACCAACTTGCAGATAGAAATATTGAATATGAAAAGTTAGAAACTTTTAAGAGTAATCTAAAAAATACATACGAAGAACTAGGATCTAAAAAGGAGACAATTAACTACTACGATTTTTCTTATAGTCTACTTAAAGATGGTGGAGTTAAATCTAAAATCATTAAGAAGTATCTACCGTTGATAAATCAGCAAGTTAATCGTTATCTGCAGATGATGGATTTTTATATTAACTTTTCTCTTGATGAAGAGTTTAATGAAACTGTCCAGTCTCCAATCCATGAAGATTTTTCTTATGCTTCTTTCAGCGAGGGAGAGAAGATGAGAATTGACCTAGCTTTACTATTCACCTGGCGTGAAGTAGCAAGGATGAAGAACTCTGTCAATACCAATCTATTGATTATGGATGAAGTGTTTGATAGTTCTCTTGATGGATTTGGAACAGAAGAGTTTCTTAAAATTATTCGTTATGTGATTAAAGATGCTAATGTTTATGTTATCTCTCATAAAACTGGTTTAGAGGATAAATTTGAAAGTGTTGTAAAATTTGATAAGATAAAGGGGTTTAGTCGGATAGTTAGTTAAGAATTATTGCGTGACATGTAGAAAATGTTAATTGTAACTAATACTTCATTAAGTTAGCATACCAACACTAAATAATAACAGAATTAAGGAGAGTATGTAACTAAAATCTTTATCATGTTCATATAGCGTGGAGGTTATCATGCACAATCTAGTATCTTTCAATCAATTAGCAGACTGGACTGAGAGTCTTAAAAAACTTAGTAATACTCTAGACATTACAATGGAGGAGAGTGATCAAATTAATGATTACTATGAATGTTTAATCGAATGTAGTGACAACCAAGCAACATGTAAACGAATTTGCAGACCAATTCTAACCTGACCGAGACCAACCAATTGGAGAACTGTCACCTAATACCCCCGCCTTTGGTGGGGGTTTGGTATTATAGGTGCATACAAGACAAAACACATGGCAGTCAAACAGGAAATCAAATCACAACTTGCCAAACTCCTTGCCACAGAAGACTTAGTTGTAGAACATAAGCAAACTCAAACTGCCTGCTTTAATGTCCACACTCGTGTTCTAACACTTCCTATGTGGGAGAAAGCAAGTAACACCGTATACGATCTGCTGGTGGGTCACGAGGTTGGACATGCATTATTCACACCAGATGAAAATTGGTTAGAGAAAGTAGCAATCCCACCTCAGTTTGTAAATGTAGTTGAGGATGCTCGTATTGAAAAAATGATGAAACGTAAATATGCCGGACTAGCAAAAACTTTCTATCATGGCTACAAGGAACTACAAGCAGAAGACTTTTTCTCTATATCTGACAGCAATGTTGCTGATCTTAATCTTGCTGATCGTGCAAATCTATACTTTAAGGTTGGTAATTTTGTAGACATTTCTTTTACTAAAGAAGAAATGACAATCATTCGTATTATCGAAGATTGTGAAACTTTTGATGAGGTCTTGCAAGCAGCAGAAGAACTATATCTGTTTTGTAAGAATGAGAAAGAAGAAAAGATAGATGACATGGAGATGCCACCGGAGATTGGTGGTGAGTCTGATCAACCAGCAACTGAATTGTCAGACATAGAACCTACTGAGTCTGAGGGTTCTGGTGATTCTGATGATATTGAAATGACTAATCAACAACCATCATCTTCAGGAAATTATGATGATGAACTTGAAGTCATGACTGCTGATGCACTACAAGAAAAAATTGAATCTCTTGTAGATAGTGGTGCAATTGATAATGTATATGTTGAGGTTCCAAAGGTAAACCTTGACGCAGTGATTGCTAAGAATGATGAGGTTCATTGTGAGATTGATCGTTACTTTAATCATCAGCAAGAGAAGTTTTCTCATGTAGAAGTCTTTGGAGAGGTTGATACCGAGTTTATTAAATTCAAACTTTCTGCACAGAAAGAAGTCAATTACCTTGTCAAAGAGTTTGAGTGTAAGAAAGCAGCAGACTCCTATGCCCGTGCCACCACAGCACGCACAGGTGTCTTAGATACAACTAAACTGCATACTTACAAATACAACGAAGATCTATTCAGAAAGGTCACAACTCTTGCTGATGGAAAGAATCATGGACTAGTTTTTATCCTTGATTGGTCTGGTTCTATGAGCCGTGTTCTACTGGATACATGCAAGCAACTTTTCAATCTTGTTTGGTTCTGTAAGAAAGTTGGTATCCCATTTGATGTTTATGCATTTACTAATGAATGGGAACGTCCTGAATTTAATCCTAGTAATGGGGAAATTATTAAACCTGCAAAAATTGGAAATAGAACTGATAATAAAGAATATACGTTGGTAATTAATGATGATTTTTCTTTGATGAATATTCTTACTAGTAAAGTAAATGGTAAGAGTATGGATCATCAGATGAAAAACATCTGGCGTGTTGCCACGTATCATAATAGTTACTTTAAGTCAACCTTTGGAATTTCTCCACGTTTAAGTCTTTCTGGAACTCCTTTGAATGAATCTCTCATTGCTCTTCATGAAATTCTCCCTAAGTTTCAAAAAGAAAATAAACTTCAGAAAGTTCAGTGTGTTATCTTAACCGATGGTGAAGCAAACGACACTGGATATCATGTTGAGATTATTCGACCTAGCAATCGTTATATGGGCCAACGTCGCATACATCCTGGACATGGATTTCTTCGTGATCGTAAAACCGGAAACACATATAAGTTTGACTATGGGTGGCACACTTTTACTCAGACTTTGTTGACAAATATGCGTGATAAGTTTCCATCAGTAAACTTTATTGGTATGCGTGTTCTAGAAGGTCGTGGAGCAAATGACTTTATCAAACTCTATTATAATTATGGAGATGCTGATTATGATAAAATTATGAATGATAAAAGAAAGAACGGAAGTTTCTGTATTAAGAAATCTGGGTATCATGCATACTTTGGTCTTTCTGCAACTGCATTATCTCAAGATTCTGATTTTGAAGTTGATGATGGTGCTACCAAAGCAAAAATCAAATCTGCTTTCGTCAAGTCTTTGAGGACTAAAAAACTAAATAAGAAAGTTCTTGGTGAATTTATTTCACTAGTTGCGTAGACCAGATAACCAACTGTCCATAGGGGGTTATTATTTCCCCCCTTTTGCCCTATAATAACTTCAGTTCAAACAAACCACATGTCCCTCTCACCTGAGTTCATTCGCACTTCCCTTCAGGGATTGTATGGTGAGTCTGTTGCTGCTGCTGATATTCGTGCCTGGTGTGCTATGAATGGTGCGAACTATCAAACTGTCACCAACAAACTTTCTGATTACAAAACTAGTCGTGGAAAGTGGAACTTGACCGTACAAGAAAAACTAGAACAAACCTATCAGGCACCAACTGCAATGCCTGCTGTTGAGCAAAACCTTATTCCTGCAAAAGATGATACTTTCGTCAGCTTTGGTAACTTCGCTGATATTAAAAAAATTATTAAGTCCAATCTATTTTACCCTACGTTTATTACGGGTCTTTCGGGTAATGGCAAAACGTTCTCTGTGGAGCAAGCATGTGCTCAAACAAAACGAGAACTCATTCGTGTAAATATCACAATCGAAACAGATGAAGATGATCTTATTGGTGGTTTTCGTCTTATTAATGGCGAAACTGTTTGGCATAATGGTCCTGTCATCGAAGCTTTGGAACGTGGAGCTGTGTTGCTTTTAGATGAAGTTGATCTTGCCTCAAACAAAATCCTTTGTCTACAATCTATCCTTGAAGGAAAGGGAGTTTTCCTCAAGAAGATTGGTAAATTTATTACGCCTGCAGAAGGTTTCAACGTATTTGCAACCGCTAATACTAAAGGTAAAGGAAGTGATGATGGAAGATTCATTGGTACTAACGTGCTCAACGAAGCCTTCCTTGAACGATTCCCTGTAACCTTTGAGCAGTCCTATCCTGCCACTGCAGTAGAGCAGAAGATCCTTATGGCACTCTGTAATGATACGGACTTCTGTAAGCGTCTCTGTGACTGGGCAGACATCATCCGCAAGACCTTCTATGATGGTGGTATTGAAGAAATCATCAGCACCCGCCGTCTTGTTCATATTGTTCGTGCCTACAGTATCTTCAATGACAAGGCAAAGGCAATTCAAGTTTGCGTAAATCGTTTCGATGATGAAACCAAACAGGCATTCTTGGAATTGTATGATAAGGTTGATGCTGACTTCCAGATGCCAATTGACGAGGGGGTATGATTCTGATATAATAATGACAAATGCATGGTCCCTTTTATTTGACGAACTCATGATTGATGATCGAATTAATGAAGATTCTATTAATGTTAATATTAATGTTCCTGATCTTCCAACCACTGATAACATTAACGGCCGATGGAAATATAATGAAGATGTAATTATTAAAGAGATTAGAGACTATCTTGGGATGACATACAAGTCCCATTATACCTCTAAAGAATCAAAAACTCAGACACTTGATCTGATAGAAGGTATTGGTGATGCAGAACCATTTTGCAGATCTAATGCTATCAAGTACCTTTCTCGTTTTGGTAAGAAGGATGGTAAGTCTAAACAAGATATCCTGAAAGCAATTCACTATTGCATTCTTCTCTATCACTTCGCTGGCCTTTGTAATGAAAATCCGCAACCTTATGAAACTTTCTGATAAAACCCTCTCACTTCTCAAGAACTTCTCATCTATTAATCAATCTATTCTTTTTAAGAAAGGAAACAAACTTCGCACTATTAGTGTGATGAAGAACATCCTTGCAGAAGCAACTGTTAACGAAGAATTTATAAAAGATTTTGGTATCTATGATTTAAACCAATTTCTTAATGGTATGGGTCTTCATTCAAGTCCAGAACTTGATTTTGCAAATGATAGTTATGTAGTAATTCGTGAAGGTGGATCGCGTTCAAAGTATTTTTTCGCTGATCCTAATGTTATTGTAACTCCTCCTGACAAATCTATTGAACTTCCGAGTGAAGATGTTTGTTTTGAATTAACTACCGAACAACTTGAAAAATTGTTAAAAGCTGCAGCAGTATATCAACTTTCTGATATCTCTGCTGTTGGTGAAAATGGTGTAGTTAAACTTCTTGTCCGTGATAAGAAAAATGATACCTCTAATGACTATGCAGTTGTTGTTGGTGAGACAGAAGCAAACTTCTCTTTTAACTTTAAAGTAGAAAATATTAAAGTTCTTCCTGGCACTTATGAGGTTGTTGTGTCACAAAAACTTTTGTCACGATTTACTTCCAAGAACCATGATCTGACTTATTATATTGCTTTAGAACCTGATTCAACTTTTGGATGAACATCTTTGTAACTGACCCCAGTCCATACAAGTCTGCTATGGTTCTTCCTGATAAGCACATTGTCAAGATGCCTCTAGAGACCTGTCAGATGCTTGCTATTGTATGCTCTGACAAATGGGGACATAACTTTGGCACTCTTCCCAGAGCAGATGGTACTCCCTATGCTACTGAGAAGGGTGCTTTTCGTAATCATCCCTGTACTAAATGGGCAAATGAGTTTGTGACCAATTGGCAGTGGTTACTTGCTCACGGACTTGCTATGTGTGGTGAGTATACTGCTCGCTATGGTAAGGTCCACACCTGCCAGAAGACGCTTCTAGCAGCAAAAGAGATACTTCCTACCGCAGACCCACAAGGTCGCAGTGGAAAGGATCCAACACCATTTGTCTTTGCAGGGCCCGATGAGTTCAAGTATGATACAAGCATTGATATTTTCACTGCTTACAAGATGTATATTTCATCTAAACCATGGGTAAAAGATAATTATCTTCGTATTCCTGATCGCAAACCTAACTGGGTATAAATTATGAATTCTATTGACACGGATCGTATTGCAAATGCACTTGAAAGAATTGCAACAATCTTAGAAACTGGAGTACACATTAACATTGATCATGGGCATATTGAGCATATTGATCATGCCACTATAGACAATGGTGACATTAATACTCATCCTAAAACTTTCTAATGAAACATATTCTTTTTACTTTGAAAGGTTGTCCTTTTAATTTACTTGATGATAAAGAGTTTATACGAATGGTTTTGTTTAGAGCGTCAAAAGAATGTAAATCAACACTGCTTGATTTGACAGTACATAAGTTTGACCCTCAAGGTGTGACTGGAATTGCTATGCTTGCTGAGAGTCATCTCAGCATTCATACTTGGCCTGAAAATGGTATGGCAGTTTGTGATGTCTTTACTTGTGGTGATACCTCAGAACCTGAAAACGGTGTAGAATATATGAAAGAACAATTGAAGGCAACTGATATTGTCTCCAATGAATTTGTTAGACCTTTAAAATGAAAACTACTTTGACAGTTGATGAAAATGGAATTCTAACCTTCCCCGACAAACTTATGGAAGAACTTGGATGGATGGAGGGTGATGTGCTAGAATGGAATCCTAATAATGATGGTTCGTTTACCTTGGTGAAAATAGAACATGCGTGATGAATTTCTCTGGGTTGAAAAGTATCGACCTAAAACAATTGAAGAATGTATTTTACCACCAAATATTAAGAAGACATTTCAAGACTTCTTAAATAAAGGTGAGATACCTAATATGCTTCTTGCAGGACCTGCAGGGTGTGGCAAAACTACGGTAGCTAAAGCACTATGTAACGAACTAGGAGTAGATTTTTATGTCATCAACGGATCCGATGAAGGACGATTCCTTGATACCGTCAGAAATACTGCGAAGAATTTTGCTTCGACCGTCTC